CCGCGGCTCCCGCACCGACGCCAAGCAGACCACCACCTGTAGCGCCCGCAGCAGCGCCCAAGGCTGCGCCGCGCAACGGTTTTTTCTTGTCTGAGAAGGCGCCGATGACGGCACCTGCAAGAATCGGGATAGCTAATAGTGGGAGCATTATTTGCCGCCTCCGGACGATTTGGTTTGCTGCGTCTGGCCGAGACCGGAATCGAACACGCCCGACATCGCGGCGAGCTGCTTATAAGGCAGGTTCTGCTGATCCAGATAGCCCTGGTACTGGGCATCCAGGTTCTGCTGAGCGTTGTCCTGGTACTGCTGCCCGACCTTCATCAGCTGGGAGGCATCGGTGTACGCCTGGTTGCCGTAAGTTGGCGCCAGTCCCAAGTAGTTCTGCATCATCTGGTCATTGCGCGCGGCATAGTCATTGCCCAGGCCCGCGTTGAACTGGCTCGTCTGCATGTTGCGGTTGAGCTGGTTCTCTTGGAGGCCCTGCTGCGCGGTGTAGTCCTGCATGCGCATGCTGGCCGCGGTATTGCCGAGATTTTTGGTCAGGTCATTGAGTGCATTCTGGGTCGAGGCCTGGGCGCCGGTGTTGCCGAACGACCCCGATCCGACCATTTGCGTGGTCAGGCCTGGCGCGACGGCATCGTTGTAGTTGCGGGTGATATCGCCCAGGGCCGCGTCGATGTTCTGCTGCAAGTACTGGTTTGGGCCGGCATACGCGTTGTAGCCACCCGTGTTGGCAAACCCGTACGAATTCTTGGTGGCCGCATTGCCAGAGTTCAGGCCCGCCATGATGGTGTTGTTGCCCTGGGTCATCAGCTGATCGCCGTTTACCGCCCGATTGGTGATCGCGTTGGCCCCAACCTCCTGATACCAGTTCGGGTTGGCAACCTGCTGCCCGCCATAGCCTTGGTACGGCTGATTCGCCAGGTTCTGCGCCTTGAACCCGTAGGCAGATGCGAGCGGCTTCAATTCCTCTGGAATGCTCTGCGTGGTAGTGCTGGAGCCGCCACCGCCGCCTTTGCGCGGGCGAACCGCATCACCGGGAAACGTCGGTAGTGCGCCGATGGCAGGCCCGCCAAATTCGGCGCTGAGCTGATCATGCAGGGCATCAATGTTCACAGTTCAACCTCCAGGACTTGGTAGACCGGCACGAATCCGCATCGCTGCCGGTAAAGACGTTCCTGCGCGGGCTTGGCGGCGCAGCGAATCTTCAGGCAGCCGTAGGCACGGGCCATGGTTTGCAGTTCTTCCAAAAAACATTCGAAGTGGCCGTGCGGGGCGTACAACTCATACACGTAGAGGACACGGCAGTTGGGCAACTGCTCGACTCCCACCACGCTCCAACCAACGATTTGGGCCTCACGATCGAGCCGGACCAGCGTGCGTTCGCCGCGACTGAGCATCATTTTCAGCTGATCCCCGGTGATTTCCCCGCCAGATGTGGCGCAGGCCAGGCCGAGTTGATGGGCGCCCTCTTTCCAGGCGACATCGATGTGAGTCGACGGGACAACGATCAGTTTGTTCATCAGTTACCTGTCAGAAAGCGGGCTTGCACGAACGTGGCGGGATCACCAGACACCACACAGATCCAGCCGAAGATCACGTATTTGGAGCCGGCCGTGCCGAGCTCTGACGGTGTCGAGTTGCGGACAAAGTCGCCCTGGATATAAGGTCCGGCGGTAGGAACAGAGGTCTGCGCGGTGTAGGAGCCAGCTATACGCCCCTCGGAAATCAGGTTGATCTGCGTGGCGTGCTCGCGCAGTTCGCGCTGCAGAACCGGGTCATTGGTGCCGACGCGCGGGGTCGTGTTGGTTTTCATGACTCAACGCCCCCCGCTCGGCTTTAGGGCGGCGTCCATATGCGTGATGCGCACCGGGCCGGTGAAGGTGAACGTCGCCTTGTGCCAGCGCGCCGACTGCCTCAGGTCAAACTTGCCATCCAGCACGCTGCCCGTCGCACCTGCGGTAAAGCCGGTGCCGGAGTTCTGCTGGATGAAGGTCTGCACGGTTGACGCCGTAGGCGCCAGGGCGTATCGCAGGCGGATCTTGTTCAGCGTCGAGACGGTATCGTCATCCCCCACTTCGCCGGTGACCATCGAACTGGCCACTGACAGCCCGGTCATCGACTGAAGCTGGTGCGAAGTGTTGAAGATCGACATCGACTGCCCGCCAGCGAGCCAGAACTGCGAGTCGAACGAGTAAGCCGACAGCCCGTCGATGGTCGAGGAAATGCTCGACAGCCCGTCAATCGTCACGCCGCTGGAGACGTAGTTGAGCGCCGCCTCGATCGGCCTGTTGGCCACGCCCCACTTTTTGGCGATGACGTGGTAGACGATCGCCGAATCAGGCGTGGTAGAGCTCAGCGATGGGTAGAAGACCCACACCAGGTTCTTTTGCCGGTCGAATACGCAAATTGTCCTGTAGCGGTAGGACGGGTTCGAGTTGTCGTAGAAGAATTGTCGCACCGTACCGTCGGCCACCGGGATCGGGCGGGTTCCGTCAAAAATCCAGAAGTTGTCGTTGCCGACAAAGAAGTGCGCGCCGCCGATGTCGCAGATCGCCTCCTTGCCCACGCAGCCAGCATCACCGCCCGGCACCTGAATCCAGTTCCAGACGGTGGGAGCGCCAACGTACTGCCCCAGGTAGATGGAGCGCTGTTTGTAGGCAATGGCGTACTCACCCAGGCGCATCCCGGCAGTCAGGCGGCCAGCAGTGGCCACAAGCCGCCCTGCTGTGGCCTGGGTCGCAAGGCTTGGTGTCCACGACGTGTCATCGAATGCCGCGCAGCACTGCCAGCCATCAGGCTTTTCAGCGCCGTCGTTCAGGTTCAGGGCCATGACGAACGCGCCGACGGTGAACAGGATCTCCGCCCGTGGCGCAGTGGCCACATCGGAGAAAGAAGCACCGGTCGAACGCTGGATCACATCCGCACGATTTGCGCAGAGCGTGGCGTCACCGAACTGGGTGATGGACCAGCGCGTGTCGACGCCTCCGGTATAGGCCGCGACTCGACCAATGTCGGTCCAGGTCCCCGCCAGCAGCTCGTACAGTTTGGTGGTGGTGCCGGCAATGATCCGGCGCGTATCGTCCAGCTTGGAGACCACCGCGGCGCCAATGCAGGCAGCCGCGAGCGCAGGTGTCGATGCAGGCGTTGCAGGCTCTGGCGCACCTTCCATACCGTTCTGGTACGGGATCAGGTTGGCACAGCTGGTGAGCAGGCCTGGCGTGGTCACGTCGGCATCTGGCGCAAACCCGACTAGCGGAATCATCGTGAGCGCACCTTCATGGTTGAACCGCTGTACCAGTCGATGCCGTTGATGCCATCAATGGCCTGCTTGTAAAGCTGCGCCCAGGTCGGCAGGCGCTCGTCGTTCATGATGAACGGGGCGGCGGCCAGCAGGGAGGCATACAGGTAGGCATTAGGCCAGCTGGTCAACAGCCAGTTGGTGGTGTTGGATACCGACAGCGCCGGGATTCGCTGCTGATAGGTCAGTTCCAGCGAATACACACCGTCCGGGATCGGGGCCAGCTCGATGTTGCCACCGATGATGGTGAACACGATCGGCTGCGCCGACATGTTCGAGGCGTAATCGATGCTCAACTCGTCCGGGGTGCGGTAAGACAACGGCTGGTTGTAGGTGCCTACCACCTGCAGGCGGCGCATCTCCAGCATGTCGGTAGGCAAAGTCACCGTATTCACGCCGACCACCGTGGCCAGCGTGGTTTTCGTCTCCATCGCCCGAGTTTTCAGGTCGGTGTTGAGTTGGGCCTCGGCCAGGGTGATGAAGTCGGTGATATTGGCCGTCAGATCGCTGCGGTTGAGCCAGGAAGCTACAGCAGCCTGAAGCTCGGAGTAGTTGGTGATACTCATACCTTGCCCTTCCACACGCGGAACGCTGACAGATCAGGGTCATTCAGCATCCGGCGCATGTGCTCCTTGTTGCTGATGCACTCATGGAAGGTGATACCGGTCTTGTTGCAGTAGTCCTCGATGATCACGAACGGAATGCTGGCCGCGTGTTTCATTTCCGAGCTGCCATGGTGACCGCCGTTGTGCAGCGCCTTGGTGCGCTCGACGATGGTGGTGCAGTCTTGCGTGCGCTCGACAGTCATCTTGCCGTCGTGGAAATGAAACTTGGTATCGAGGTCGATCATCGCGAGGCCTTCCTACATGTTTTCGAGCGGGGAAACCTGCACCACGCCTGGGGCAGATACCTGCAGGGCGGCGATATTCGCCAAGTTGCAGACGGCGATAATTACGGCATCGCCTGGCTGAACCATCATGTCGGTGTTGACCGCCGTCAGCGCGCCGTTACCGATTCGCACATAGGCGCCGGTGCTGGCCGTGATGCGGATGTAGCGAGGACGCTCGCCGCTGGACATGCTGGGGATCACTGCACTTGCAGAAGCTGCAGACGTAGTGATGTTGACGCCCGTGGCCACAACCATGACCGCGCCTTCAAAAGTGTTGCTCATTGGGAGCTTCCTCAAAGGAGTACCGCCCCCGAAGGGGCAGTGGGTTAGGCAGGGTTGAGAGTCACGCTGATGGCGCCGACGGCCGAAGTCGCAGTACCGGTCAGGTCGTAGCAGATCGAGTCACCAGCAGCGAGCAGGAGGTCGCTGGCAGTGGTCGACAGGGTCAGGGCTTGCTGGGTTGCGGCAGTACCGACGAGGTTGAAGCTGCCGGTGTGCAGCGCAGTGCCTGAGGTAATCGCGGTGCCGCTCGCCACCTTGCGGATGGTTGCGGTGCAGGCACCGCCAGTACCCGCCACGTCAACGCGGCCACGGATGGCTTTGACGACATAGGGACGGTCAGCGGTGAACAGGGTGCAGTCGACGGTGGTAGCGATGTAGTTCAGCGTCACGGGGATAAACCCGCCATCACCGCCGGACGAGCCCTCGATACCCATCGAGCTATCGCCGAGGTTCTTTAAGTTGGGCATGTTGCTTTCTCCAGAATGAGAAAGGGGAGCCGAAGCTCCCCTTTATTCACTGATAACGATTATTGTTCGTATCAGGCTACATCGTACACGGCGCCGTTCGCCTTGGGTGCGCGCGACTCGACGGTCCATTCCACCACCAGCTCACGCTGCATGGCGTCACCGGTCTGAGCCAGTTCGATGGTCTGGAACGGACGCAGGTAGCTGATGGCCCACTTGTCCGATTGCAGTACGAACACGTCGTTCGCGTCCTGGAAGCGGGACG